AGGAAAGTTTAAAGTAAAACACGGTTGGGCAGGTAAGCCATTAACTAGTTTAGATTATCTTCAACATCTCAAGGGAGAGAAGTCTATCGGCATACAACCTTGTGATGATAGTGGCATGGTTAGTTTTGGTGCAATAGACATAGATTCAAAAGCCTACCAAGATTTTAGTCCGAGAAAATATTTAGAAATAATCGAAAAAAATAATATACCTGTAATACCAGTAAAATCTAAAAGTGGTGGATTGCATTTATACATACACACAAAAGAAAAAGTCAAAGCTAGTTTTTTAAGAAATTTTTTAGACAAACTATTATATACATTAGAGTTAGATCCAACA